ATAAGATCTTTTAATTTTTTAAACATATGAGACTCCGTAAGTGAACGAAATCATAATTTAGAAAGGACCGTGATCCTCGTCGCTATCTTTATATTTATCGATTGCTGCCATCATCTTAATTTCATTTTCGGTTTCAATCGACTCGGCTTGTGCGTTGATCACATGAGCTTCTGCAAGAACCTTATGATCCGTCTTACCAAGTTCTTGAACCTTTACATTCGGATTAAACTCAGCAACTTTCATGCCCATCATCGTAGCAAAAGCACCAACAAAGGCACCAATAATCATAGAAAAAGCAGGACCGATGATCTTAAAGATCTCATTGTTATCAATAAGATCATTTGGCATAAACATGCCGATAAGGAAGATTGTAATAACTGCAAGCATAATAGATGATAAGACGAGTGTTACCATCTTCATGATGGTCAACTGAATCTTACCTTTTTCGAGCTCGAGTTGTTCGAAGCTAGTAATTGGAGGTGACGAGAAAAACGACAGTAGGCTCATTTCTTTTTTCTGCCTTGGCGTGCTTTGCCTTTCGCGGCAGCCACTACATCACCAGCCTGATTAGCAACTTCTTTCGCAGCAGCAACCACATCGGTTACTTCTTCTTTTACACGATTTACACGAGTTTTCACTTCTGTTACGACTTCATTAATCTTCTCGTTGGCTTCTTTAAAATTCTTTTCGACAATAGCTTTAGCAACTTCAAGATCTTTTGTTGTGACTTTACCATCTTTATTCAGATCTGCAAATCCAAACCAGCTTTTAATTTTTTCCCACATAGTATGTCTCCACTTATTTTCTGTTTGATGTTGATGCGAGCTTTCTTGCAACGCTTGCAGGAAGCCCGTCTTTTGAAAGATTGAGAAGTCCAAGCGCAGCGATCAACAAGAGTAGGCCACGTGTATCATCTTTATTACCGCTGCTCGCTCTATTTAAAGAGTTGGCAATAATAGTGATAACGCTATCATTCGAATCGTCTTCTACTGGAGCGTCTTTAAACTTTTTCATTTCTTTTTATTCTCTTTTGCCATCGCATCAACGGCCATTTTATTCTCACTTATCCAGCGTTGGAGTTCGACGAGTTGGACCGAGTTGGATTGGCAGATGGCGTAGTTTCTGATGATTCCGATGAGGGCATCAGTGTCTTTAACTGCTGAGGGGGACGCATCAGAACTTCTGGTGGCGTCGGCATCACCGGCACTGGCACTAATGTCGTGCGTGAACACCCAGCCGTTAGACATAACAGACTGAATAGGAACAGAGTTTTTAGCGGCATCAAGGTATACATATTCTTTCTCTCTAATTGTATTTGTGCGATCAACATATTCAGTGACTACCTCAGTAGAAATTGCAGAATTCTTCCTCTCCAATTCCGCGACTTGTTCGCTTGCTTTGGCAGCAAACCTTGCCAATTCAGCTTCAGCATAAGCAGATCCTTTCATATACCCATAAAAGAATACTCCAATGAGCAATGCTCCAATAGCGAGTAGCTTATACGGAAGAGGAATCATGCCTAACATATTATTTTTTCATAAATCGATTGAAAGACATGACGTTTTTCTTTTTCTTATTTACTGGCGGTTCGCCTTGCAAACCAGCTACATTACCAGCACCTACCGAATTCGTTGCTACTTCTTCCGGTAAACCTTTTTTGCGACGAGCCGCGGCTGTAAAATGATCAGGTGTTCCAGTATCTGGATCCATTTTTAGGTTGGCGCCAGCTTTCATTGCTTTCGCCTGATTCTTTTTAGCCATGTCTACGGCTTCGCTCATCTCGGTTGCCATATAGTCAGCAGCCGTCTGCATGTAATCATAAGCAAGCGTAATCTTTGATTGAACCCATTCAGGAAGATCTGTGTTTGGCTCGAGCATATCATGAAGTTGTTCTGCATGATTCATGATACCTTTCAGCTGAGACATGACCATCTCGCCTTCGTATCCGTATTCTCTTGAATCTTTAGCCATTAAATCTTCCTTAATTTCTGTACTATTTTCTCATCCATCACAATATCTTCAGTCAGAATAGTCTTATTATCGACACCGATATTCGATATCTTTTCTGGAAGTCTTCCTAGTAAAATAATGAATGGCTTCAACATATGATGATAGCCTTCTAACTTAAAGAATATCAGCCTTGTAGCTTCGTTACCGAATACATTATATAGAACAACAAGATGATTCACAATCAATCTATCTTTTAATTCTCCGGACTCTTCATAGCGATTCAGTAATCTTTTAATATATTTAAATCTTGCAAGATCTTCGTAAAATTCAAGATCCTCAAAACATTGTGGATTATCATAACACTTAGCAGCATATATCAAGAAATTCGAATCATCAAGTTTTTCAATCATTAGGCAATTCTTACTTTAACAACCCCTGCAGCAGTATAGTATGCTTGTCCAAGAGCAACTCCACCGGTATTAGCGGCAGTATCATCTGCAAACGGTCCTTGGAAAATTGCTTTACGCAACGTAGATAATGTAGCAGACTTGGTCGTGTTAGCGGAGATATCTTCTACAATAAAGATGTCTCCGCTAGCGATCGACGTGTTGGCCGTGCCAATCGAAGTAAGCTCAGTTATTTTCTTGGCACGATCACTCATTTTTTATCCTTACGCGTCTGGCAAGATTGCGTCGTCAGATGCGTCGGTAGATAAGTTTCCACCCATTGCAACGAGCGTTTCGTACTGAACACGACCTGCACGACCACCACTACCAACTGTACGGAGTACCCAACCAGTGTGAGCAGCGCCCTTGGTGTAACCACGTTCTGTCAGCACAGCAACTGCAGTAGCTGTTTCGCCTCTCAGAGAGTGGCCTGTTTCTGTCAATCCCTTTGTTAGGTCGATAGTGTCACCATTTGGAGCAGTCGCAAGAGTTACAGCTGTTGTATTCGACGTTTTAATAAAATAATCAGTACCTGATACTAGGTTTGTCAGAGCGGTATTGCCTGTTGCAACTGTGTACGTTACCTTATCACCCACAAGGAAAAAGCTATTTGCGGTCGTAATTGCAATCGCATCTGTAGCATTTGTAACAGCGGCGTTAGCATTAAAGCTTTGCGCAGCAGGTGCAGCGATTGTTACTGCAGGCACCGAACCGAATCCAGCGATCGTTACGTTAGCAGTCAGTGCAGTTACACGACCAACAGCAACTGTTGAGTTGGCTGCAGATGTGTTTGATCCACCCGTCGAGTTAGCAACTGTAACTACAGCATTCGCAGCATATCCAGATCCAGCATTTACTACGATATATTGCGCAATCGCAGCATTACCAGAAACACGAATTTCTGTAGCATCAAGACCGAATTGGCCTACTGCTTCGCCAGCAACAAATGCGCCGACAGTGGTATTACCAAACAGCGCAGTTTGGTTTACTGTGTTAGGTGTTTTATTCACTGCAGTTGTGGCCCATAGGACCGAGTTTGCAGCATCGTCTGTATTGCCCCATTGAGCCATCTTCGTTTCTCCTAAAGATTCTTTGTTTTATTTATCATTCTTCGGATGTAAGCATATCAATCATGTATGCAGACATTTTTTTATTAAACTTTTTTGGTTGACCGTTATGAATAACAGTACCTTCTTCCATCTGTACAACTTCAGGTAAAGACACAGCTTCTTCACTTTCAACGACAGCTTCAACTTCTGGTAAAGTTTCAGCAATCTTATTTTTTACTATAAAAGTTCCGACATTAATTGCCATATTACACCTATACGTGTTTCATCAGGTTTTCATGAGAGTGACCTACAAACTTTTGAAAGTCTTCTTTCTCATTTGGTTTCATGCCAGCATATTTCGTTAAGATCTTTGCAGCGTGTGGACCTGAAACTTCTTTCGAATCACCGTGTGTAAAGTTAATTTTAGATCCACCTAACATCGATGTCTTTGCTTTTTGAAGCTGATTCATGATGTGCTGACCCGCTTCAACCTTTGGCTTCTCAAGAACGCCGTTCTTCTGAAGACGCTCAATTCTCTTCATGTCTGCAGGATTATTATGCATCAACTTTTCTTTAGTTTTCGGATGGATCGTGAAATCCTTGGCACCAGCCTTTCTTGGACGACCGCGTGCTTCGGCGATTTCTACTTCTTCTGTAGCAGGAACGCGAACATACTTAGAACCTGGCTTAGCAGTATATTTACGAACAGCCATATCGGTACCACGCATACGCTTAGTCATTCTGTCATAATCGCCAGTTTCACGAGCCTTAGCATCGTCTTTCTTATTTGCAGAGAGATACTTCAATGCAGCATCCTTTGAGATCTCGTCGATCTGACCAACATTTGCATCTTCGCCTAACGCCTTGATAAGTGATCTGACATGGTCGCCTTGAACAGATAGTGCACCGCCGGTTTTCTTCATATCTTCGATTGCTGCAACGTGCTTCATAGCAGGATGGTTTGGATCATTCTTTGCTTTTGCTTTTTTGATCATACCAGCAATATCATACGGATCTGTTTTTTCAAATATTTCGTTGTTCAGCGAATCAACAAAATCTTGCTCTTCCTTAGTCAGTTTACTAACCGCGGTTGAAATACCTTTATGGCGCTTTGTCAGTTTCTTCTCGAGTGGTTTCGAAGAACTGCCATGGGCTTCTTTATGTCCTTGTCTATAAGAAGCAGTATCAATCGAGTCTTTTGCTTTATTGATGTAACGACCCATTGTTGTTTTCGAAAGTTCATCGAGCTCTTCAACTTCTTCACCAAAGATTTTTTTGGAAGCGGCTTTCTGTGCTTTTTGAACAATCTTGGCGCCAAACTTTTTCTGAATTCTATCACCTTGTTTATCTAACTTATTATAGTCTTTTTCAGCTTCATCATCGTATTGACCGTCATTGAATGCTTTGGCATTACGCTTGGCATAAGCATTTACTGCAGTCTTTGCAGAGATCTCATCGATCTGCTCAGGTGTGTCGCATTCGCCGCAACATTCAGGAGTTCCACAATTGGTATGCTCTAAATCTTCTTTCATGCGACTAGCGCGCTCGCGGGTTTTCTGAGAATCGGCAATAGATTTCTTTGTTACACGTGTAGCTTTCAGTTCAGCTTCAAGATCGGGATCGATTTCTTCGTTCTTCTGCTTGTTCATCGCTTTTTTCGCAAGATGCTTGGCAACATTCTTTACTTTGTTGCCGTATTCATCTTTGCGCTCACCTACTTTTTTGTATGGTTTTTCGAAGGGCATATCAGTGCCTTCGCTACGAAGATCTTTATCTGCGCCGTGATACGTGCCTTTGCCCTTCGTGATGTATGAATTGACACGAGCATGGGCCCACTGTTGAGGAGTTGTTCCAGGGCGGTGACCGCTATTCCAAGCAGCAATACCGCGAGCATATACTTTTTTCAAGGTCGACAAAGATACGCCAGATTTCTTTGCTTTATCGGCAAGACCGCTTGATGCTTCGTTCACCATTTCAAGAATTTCTTCTTTCATTGGCTTCTTTTCTTTGGCCATCATCGCGCGAACTTTGTCTGCAGTTTTTTTGTTTGCATCAGTCGGTTCGTCGGCGGTCGGCATCGAGCCTTCTTTCATTTCTTCTGCTTCGCACTTTTCGCATTCACAATCTGATGGGCACTTCTTCGCTTCGCCAAGAATACCACGAACAGTATTAAGAAGATCAGCGCTGAATCCTGTGATTTTATTCGTTAACATTTCTTGCTCCGTTTATTTGAATCTATTTATGAAATTATTTCATCGATGCTCGGAGCATCCATGCGTGTTTGTTATGCTGATCGAGTCTTTCTTCGAGGAAGTTAACAAGACCATATGCTTTGGCATTTTCAGCTGCATTTCTTGCGATTGTTAAGCTACCTAAAACTTTTGCATTATCTGTATATAAAATACTTACCATACGATCTGCTGATATAATGAAAACTTCATCTTCGATCGATGTTAATTCAAGAAATCGACTAAACGCTGCAGGAGTATATGCACTTGCGGCTCTAATTTCTTCCGCAAACGGATCAATTGCTTTGCCAATTTCTTCATAGATCTTACCAAAAAAGTCATGGTACATTGCAAACATCGGACCTTCAACGTTCCAATGATAGTTCTGTGCCTTCACATACAACGCATACGTATCTGCAAATGCTATTTTAAGTGGGTTTGTAATCTCTTCCATCAGTTACACTTCCATCTACGAAGGGACATTGCTTTGCGAGTTGGTCTGCCCTTCTCGTCTTTCATTGGACCTTTATTGCCACTCATACGAGCACAGAATGACTTACGTCTTCCTGCAGCTTTCGAACCAGGTTTGACTTTGCCTGTGACTGCAGTTTGTAGATTCGATCCAGGATTCTTTGCACGAAAAGCTTTCACGCCTTTCGCAGTCATTCCTGCGCCTTTTTCGGTGGCAATGAAATGACCTTTCGAATCTTCTCCACGCTCAGTGATGAATTCTTTAAATCCGATCATTCTGCATCTCTTTCAATATCTGCTTCTTTTCGAACTTTTCTCCAAACAAATCCGGTTGGAGTACGAACCTTGACCATTCGAAAATCGGATCTGCGCTCGATATCTTCATGAAAAGTAGTATTGAATATCTCGTTAATATCTGCTTTTTCTTGACCAGGAGTTTCTTTTTGATACTTCTTGACAAGTGATTTTGTACCAACTTCGCGATCTGCTGATGTATCTTCGTTAAATCCAAACGCTGCATCTACTTTTTTGTTGCCATGTTTTGAACGAATAATGTGTGATGCTGCGTGATCTTTAGATTTAAAACCAGAGGTATCAACAACTCCACCGCTCTGTGCAATCATACCACGAAGAGTCTTAATATCGTGTTTCTTCAGAGCGTTGTATTCTTTGACAATCGGATGTTTATCAGCAGCTTCATTGATACCGGCATGCTTATGTGCAGAAGCTTTGAAGTCCATACCAAAGTACTTGACATTGCCATGCTTATTCGAAGCTTTCCAACCAGATTGATTGGTAGAACCTTTCTCGATATGTGGTTTGACATAAGGAGTATTATTCGACTCGTCGATAACTTTCTTTTTGATCTGATCGTGAGCACGACGAATATGATGTGGATCTACATCTTTTTCTTTATTGCCAGTATTGCGCTTGACATACTTTATTTCTTGGCGCTCTTGTGTAGCAGTTTCTTTATGTGCAGCTTCTTGGGCCGATTGAATACCTGCTGCAGATGGAGCACCTTTTTCTCCAGGCTTACGCATACGTTCACCAGATCCAGCTTTAATTCTCTTGCGCTTGGCATGAATGTTCGCCCAAAGACTTTCGTTGACATCTTCTCCGTACATCGCATGATACTTCTTCGTATGCACAGATTGTGGCATCGGCTTCTTACGAGCTTCTTTATCTCCAGGAGCATCTTGATATGCACGATCATCTTTGTCGGAATACTTTTCCATCTTCTTCCAGTGAGCTTCACGCTTCTTGGCAGTCGCTGGGCTTAAACCAGTATGATAGGCTTCGAAGACATTATCGAGCTTATCGTTGATAAGTTTCTCTTCGCGAAGATCTGCATCAAGTGTCCACGCTCTGCCTTTGGCAATATAGCTATTCACTCTTGCAAAAGAGAATTGTTCTTGTGTTGTTCTACCGTCATTTTCCCACGCAAAAGAACCGCGCTCGAACACCTCTCTGAGAGTCGAGAACGGTATGCCGGTTCTTTCGGCTTTTTGAATAAGAGTAGAAGTTGCGGCATCTTCAGGAAGAACTGCATTGAGCAATCTCTTCAGAGTAATACCCATCGAGTTATTGTTCTCGTTCAGAGCATCAATCGAATCGCCGATAATGTCGACGAGTTGCATCGAAGTTTTGTTATTAAGACTCTCGACAATATTATTGAATTGTTCGTTCACAACTGGACCAGCAGTCGCATGCTGCAGCTTTGCTCCAGATTGGAATGAAGCGAGACGATTGACTTCTGCTTTTCGAAGAGAAGGCAAAAGACGTGCGGCTAATTTTCGAATTAATCCGACTTTCTTATCGACTACTTTATCGACTTGAATCTTTTCAGATGTCGTAAGCTCGGTGTAAGGTGTACCTCGACGAGCCGAGAATCTCATCTTGACAATATTTCTTGCTTTCACAATTGCTCGAGCCTTTAGTTTTTCATCTGAGGCGAGTCTATGTTGTGCAACTTCTTTGGCTCTCTGCATCTTCGGCTCTTTGGCTCTTAAGATGCGAGCTCGACGTTGGCGCTGAACGAGTGTCAGCGCTTTTTTCTCAGCTAAGGTGTCAGTTAGGACTACGGTATCCTCGTTATGCTGGCGATTGCCGAGACCCTTAAGCTGAGGACGGATCTCGATACCATCAAGCGGTTTGCCAGTTACAGACTTTCCAGTTGGATTCTTTAATTGCTTAACGTCAACTGGTTTTTTATTCTTATCTTCCATCAGAGTTTCCCTTGGGCTTATCTGTTACACAAACGGGATTGCCGTAGCCTAACCGCAAACCTATTTATAACAAGGAAACTTTAACGAGTCAACTAATCCAGTTTTTAAATCTGATAATGAATGATTCGTTTGTGCCCATACCTTTGCGGACATCATGATACAGTTCATCTTTATGTGCTTTACTCATACCAGATGGAGCCATTTTATGGAAAGATTCTTTATCTCCAGCTGCAGCATGCTTACGCATCGTAGTACCAGAGGCAGATTCGATTCCATCGCCACCTTCTTTACGCTCACCACCAACAGATTTGACTTTAATGCTCTTGAAGTTATAGTGCCCGTGCTTCAGATCTTTACCATTATACTGATGTAGAAGCTTGTGAAATTCATTGACACGATCTGAACCGACATGCATCGTCACATGTGTGTAACCGGCTTTATGCAATTTTGTCATCTGATGCAAAAGAGTAGGATGATCTTTTGCCATCGCTTCGACCTTCGCGCCTTTGACAGCACGAGAAAGATGTTTCACCTTCTGTTCTGGTGTCAGAGGATTCTTCTTGGCATCATGAGATCCAGTCGTCAAGATCTTATGATCAGCACCTTCCGCTTTGGCAGAATCCATCACATGTTTTACAACCATCGCATGTCCAGCATGGACAGGATTAAATCTTCCTTGTGTAATATGAATTGATTTCATACTGCTTTATCCCTATTAAAATTGGCTGCCGAGAACTCAGCACGATCAACAAACTTAGTAGGACGATTATGTCTGACTACAACAAAACCTTCAGGCTTTGCTTTCTTTCCATTAATGCTATGATCAAATTCTGAATTACTCGAAAGTGTATTCGTTAATACGTTCTTGGCCTTCTGTAATGCTTTATGTTGATTTAACACATTTTCAAAGTGCCTACGATTACGTTGAACGTGACCAATTGCAGTTTCCATCTCAGCAGTTTTCGCTGCTTTTGCTTTTTCGGTTTTTACACTATCAACTTTCTTCTGATGCGACTTGATGTAGTGATTCATAAAACCTTCGACGTTCGGTCTTGTACCAGTACGAACGGTATGATTGATATAAGTCTTCAGCGGAATCTCATGGCCTTTGATCGCTTCATATGTTTCAGGCTTTGTCTTCTTATTGGCTGCAGCAGCGGCAGCCATCGCCTTTGCAAATCTCTCTCGATGTTGAGGAGTATATTTAATATTATCAAGGCGATGTGCAGTAGAAATCAAATGTACATCTCTGTGTAATCCAAACTCGCTGACATCTGCGCCATGCTCAGCTTGCATATCTTCAAGATTATTACCATTATATTTGGTATGAACGGCAACACCAATCTTGGAGTTCAATGCAGCCTTTCCTTGTGCTGAAGCCTTTGCAGCAGAATATGTAATGGTATTCGGAGTGAAGTGTACTCGACCATCATTGTCATGAACATCGTCAGGCGTATGCATAATATCGCCTTGGAAAACACCTTTTTTCGGTGTGACCTTCGGAAGATGTTGTAATGCTGCTTTCAGTTTTGCTACCAAGCCTGGAGCATGACCGTGATTCTTTTGAATGTCGTCTTCGGTATAGTTAATTTTTGGATTCTTATTAAAGGCAGACTTTGATGCGACAAAGAATCGGCCAGTTTGAGGATGCCGACCAAATACCACAGAAGGAGAACCATCATACTTCATAGTAACTTTGGTATCGTTCTTCTTACCAGTCAACTTATCATGCACATCTTTGAGATTGTGATAGGCATGAGAAAAGCCTTCATGACCAGCATTGATCACGTGATCTTCTGCATGCTCAAGATGCTTCAGTTTGCTTTCGTCGAGCTCTTCGGCAAGGAAATCTTTAAAGGTTGTCATCGTACTGTTTTTACCGATCCATCAGGATTTACAAAATAAGCTTCGAACGTAATGTTCGGAAATTCTTTCTTCAATGAAAGAAATGCATGAAGATTACTAGGAGCATCATCAAACAATCGAAGCTTTACGTAGTTCTTAGTATTTATATACTTGCGAAAGATGATCTTCTTAGCTTCAGCCGAAGAGTCGATCTTCAGGTTACCGGCACGTTCGACATGGATATTATCGATAGGGAGACCATGATCTCTGAATGTCTGAAGGAAGATATCTTTGTTATCGAAGTCAGCTCGCGCTGTGCAGATAATCACTCGACTATGGGGATTCTTCTTCGAGTTAGCAAAGATAGCCTTTGTTTTCGCAACCATACGAGTGATTGGCTTCGATGACTTGCGAAACACTTCTGCATTTGCAAACTCGCCGAAGTCGTAGGTTTCACCCTTCTTACGCTTGTAAGTGTTGAACTCTTGATTGTCTAGCATCCGAACGGTCTTACCATCTTTCACAACGGCAACTTTTGCATACGTGTGGAAGAGCGTCTCATCAATATCGAATATTGTGAGTGTACCTGAACCAACAAACTCTTTGAATCGTTTCTTTATCATAGTTTACTCTACCATAGTTTTGATAAAATGTACATGTTTATTTTAAATTCTTTCTAACAAAATGCGCAAATACTTTGGCCCTACATCAGCCGCCGTCGTGCCCCTAAACTGAAAGTTGACTTTATGCGCAACTCCATTGATGGTAGCATTTGTTTTAATATTGGCGTATTTTCTTTTTCCAGCTTCTGGATATACGTATGAAGTTTCAGTTAGTGCGCCGATCGATACTGAAGCCTTTGTACCAATGTTACTTACTTTAACATCGTTCTCGCGCTTCTTGTGGATTACAACAACATCGCTGCCATATGCCTGCGCCAGCAAATTTTCTAAGTTTTGTTTTGCTTTCGTATAATTTGGAGCACCGGTTACACACGAAAACTCTTCTCCAAATCCACTCATATATTGTCCATTAAATCCAAAGTAGTTACAAATTCCTATTTGTGTATCTTTATTCGAGAAATATGCTCCTATTGAAGCAGATAAGATATAGTAACTATTCGACATTTTTAAAGACAGATATGTTTTATTGTTTTTAGAATCGATAATAGTAATATCAGTTAATGTTTTTCCGGAAGAATTACTGATAGTAATTTTATTAGATGTATATAAAAGAGATCTCTTTTGATTCTTAGATCCTTCGTGAAAGACAGACATCTTAGATTTTTGATTAATGCCAATTTTAGTTTCTAAAGCCTTAATTACATCTTTGTGTTTTATATTTGTCATATCACCGCCTGAGAAATAATTTGTTAAGTCAATATCTAACTCTTTCTCAAATGATAAACCGCCTGCACCCTTCTGTATGATAGGCTTAAAGATTATATCACCTATACCGATGACACTTAGTACGTCGATACTAGCTGATTTTGATTTTTTAAAAATGCTTTCAAAAACCACCTTTTTTGATTTTAAATGTTTTTCAAGGGAAATTTTTGCGGCTTCGCGATCTTTAGATTTAACAATAATATCTTTTGATTTTTGTGTAATTGCGGCGTTGGGTAATCCGGCTTTTACTATCTGCAGTAATTGCATTATTAAATTCCATAATAGCTTTTGTTATATTTATCAAACAAAAGAAAACCGGCCCAAGTATTGCTACCGGGCCGGTTATGTTAATTAAGCGAATATAAAATTATATTTTATACATGTCATGTTTTTTACTGTGATCATCATCGTAATACTGTTTAATATAACTATGAACATGCTTCTCGCCGTCAGGATGTCCTAAATGAACTACAGATGCGCCACCAGCAGGACCAGCGGCCTTATGTATCTTAGCATGAAACCCATGTTTTTTTAAGTGAGCTACCATTCCCTTTGCGTCGGTGGCATCGAGCTCATGTGTATAATTCTCGTTAATTTGGTTTGTAAAACCTGCATTCACCATTGATTTTTGCTGCTCTGAAATAAACTTTACGTACTTGTCGACTGACATAATAGAATCCTCTTATTGGACGATGATTAAGCTACAAGTTTATTTATACAAAACCATTCAGGCACTGGACGCTTAGTCCAAGCCATCTTGAATCGAGCTTGCTTCGTCTGATAGAACTTACGATATGAGCCTACGATATCATTGTAGTCGATACACTCAGGATTAGCCTTCATCGCCAACGGCTGAGGAGTCTTGTAACCGACAGGAATGTTACGAGGCAATTGCTTGAGTGCTTCGCGAAGCAATGCATCTGTGCTATGAACCTTTCCATAGCGATACGTATACTCGTCACAAAGAGCTACAAAGTGGACGTAATGCCAGTTGTAGTTGTTATTACTTTGTGCAGTCCAAATTGTGCAAGGATGGTGCATATGCACTGCACGATAGAATGTATCTTCGCGCTCGTCAGGCAGAGTCCATGCCTTCGACATCGTCTTACCAGACTTTGAAGGCACACGTGTCTCTACGCCGTCGAGCATACGATGTACAGTCGAGAGCATTTGAGCACTCTCGACGATCATCTTTACAACGTGCTTGTCACACTGTAATTGTGCTGCTTTGACAGGATCACTGTCAAGAATGAATAAATTCACGGCCACATTTCCTTATCGTTTAACATTTCATCGCGTTCCTCTGGAGTAATCTTATTGGTAAGGATACCATACACTGTAACTCCAATAATGAACACTATAAAAACGAAAAGTGTCACAGTCCAGCTTTCTTTACGAGATCTTTATATCCACGCCACGATGGATGGATATCATCAGGTTGAACATACGATGTAGCAATGATACGATCTCCGTAGCTTACGGCAATGCTTTTTACTATGGCGTTGACCTTAGGTTTGCAAAAGCCTTTGTTACAAGGAGGCATAATCCATACTACATTGCCTACCTTAACACGAGTTCTAATTTTTGTCAATTCTTTTTTCGTATCAACGCCGCTATGATCGTTTGTTCCAAGGCTGATTACGATTGTCTTGGCTTCAAGCGGAGTCTTACCCCACTTTTTGTTCCATTGCCAAGTATTCCAACCTCCCTTCGAATATGATACACATTCTTTCGGAGCAAACATTTTAGTACCAACGGCGATCGAGTCGCCCATAATCAAACATTCTAGCATTAGACTTGTATCCCTGTTACTTGTTTCAGATATTGAGTTGCAACTTGCTGACTGGTTTCAGTCGCACCGACGATGACGGTGTCAGAGATTACGACGTTATTATCAGGAGCTGACATCATCCATGGCATCATAGCAAAACCTTGAGGTCCCATACCAACTGTACGAGGCTTCAACAGTTCGGTGACTCCGTCTTCTTGTTTCACACGAGCAATCAGCTCTTCACCTGACATGAGCTTAATTGTATATACTTTATTCTGTTCCATTATTTTCTACCTCATAACGAATATTTGTGCCTTTCCAGACTTTGATACCAAGACCATCGTATTCCCAGTCACGCAGATTAGGATCAAGTTCTTTCATACTTGGATTTGGAGTATCATAGACTACTTCGTGCACATACTTAAATTTCTGTTCTTCTGACCATTCACGAAGATAATCATTGTCCTCGTCAAATACACGAAGATACTCTGCATCATCGATTACGCGAGCAGAAGTGACTAACTCGTCGATATGCATCTGAGAAAACTCTTCCGCCTCATTCATCGTGACTGTGTCTTTTGCATGTTCAGCACTCTCACAATCGACAACATATCGAATCCGATGCATTGAGATTGTTTCTACAAGATACTTAGGCATCGTCTTTCAATCCCATTTCTATCAACTGATCAGGTGTTGAGTACCATTTTAGCACAATCTCAAGAGCGTCGATATGTTTTTGGATCTCGGCATCATCAGCTTCCTGATCACCCCATACAAACACATGGTTATTAGCACCGATGTCTAACTTCAGACGTTCCCATGTGTCACGCAGTTGGTCAACAACAATCTGATCAGTTATTTCATAACTTAAATCAATCGTATACTTACTCATTTCACTTTTCCTTTTCAACAATAATTGAACAACATTTACCACCAAACCCAAACGAGTTGACAAGAACTTTCTTGACGTCAGTCTCGATGTTCTCCATCACCACATCCATATCAGTGTCTTGACAACCAGCAGTATGAGGAATCACACCGTTCTGAATAGACAGTACACTGTAAATCGTTTCAAGTACACCAGCAGCAGCGAACGTATGACCTATCTTACCTTTGTTAGAGTAGATTGGTGCATTTGTAAACTCGCGAACCACATTGTATTCTGAAATATCTCCGAGCGGCGTGCTCGTACCGTGCGAGTTGACTGAGTCAACACCTTCAAGATCCAGTTTTTCAAGGCATGCTCTTGCTCCTGTGCCAGAAGGAGAAGTAGGATCGAGCGCATCAGAAGCATTAGCAATTCCAGTGATACAAGCATATACCTTCGAACCCATCTCTTCAGCTTTCTTACGAGACTGAAGAATGATACAACCTGCTCCTTCGCCCATAATAAAGCCGTCACGATTTTTATCGAATGGTATTGACTTCGTACCGATAGCTCGCATTACAGAGAAGAAGCCCAAGTCAAGATCATTTACTCCTGCATCAGAACCGCCTACAATCACATAGTCATATTCATCAAGCATTCGCATAGCATAGTCGATGCTTACAAGGCCAGTAGCGCATGCCGAGTATACACACGTATTGATACCAGTGTAACCATACTTAATAGAGATATTGCTACACAAATAGTCGATAGTAACCTTTAAACCTTGCTTTGGCTTTAAAGGCTTTCCTATTGCCCGTGCACGGGCTTTCGATGTATTCCCGCCCGTCAATGTAGAGAAGATTACTCCTACGTTTGAGGAGTGCGGTAAACCTGACATATGAATAGCTTGTTCGACGGCATACATTCCATAATGGACTGTACGATTAGTAAAATTCTCGTCGATATCGACTTCAGGATAAAATCCATACTTGACTTTCAATCCATGTCCTTCTTGTACATGAGGATCAATAGGCTTATGAAAGTCTCGATCATTCAGCATATTCTCCCAACAATCAATAGGATTATCTCCTAAGGCGTCGATCATACCAAATCCGACGATACAAGCTTCTTTCATTATATATTTCCTTTAAAAATGATACTCTACCCAATAGTAGGCAGTCTTGCCACTCGACCATGTTACCTTGCCGCCTCGATATCGTTTACCTGAAATCAAAGGAGATTCAGTTGGTAGTGGTAGTTTCTTCCATTCTTGTTCAGACATTATCAATCACCTTCTTATAACGGTTGATGGTGCCATCGGCTTCTTCGACCATAATCTCATCGAGGTTCTTATTCTCGGCAAAGATACGCTGTTCGTGATCGGCAACAATACGGCCAGCTTCACGAAGCTTGCGCAACACAGCATTCGCGACTCCGATATTGTTTCTTCTTGTATCGAGAGCGTCGCTTACGGCCTGCGCGCAATCGAAATATAAGTCACTGTCTAAAGACCATGAGTGATCAGTCGCATTCGTAAAGTCACCTATACGTCGAAGATAATCTTGGCCGCCATCGACTGCGATCGCACCACATGTGCATTCTACAAAATCATGGCGATGCTTTGAGACAATAAAGTCTCCGCAACTCAAGCATGTCGCTGCGTTTTGAACAATCATTCTGCTATCACCTTTTCGTGCACTTGTGTAATGTGCTTACACTTATTATAGAAATTGAAACCAGGACAGTCACACACCCAACCTTGATCAAGCATCGTGACGTGATACTGTTTGCCTTTACAGTTTATATATGGCCATGTCAGACCGACCAAATGATGGTCGTAAAAATCGATACCAGTCATTGCGAGCGGTGTACGAAAGGCGGAATAAGTTGGTGTATGGTCAATCATAGGTTCACCTTACTATAAAAATTCAATTTTGTACACCCCCTAAAGCGAGGAGGATTAAAATAATAAAAAGAAATCCATAAAGAGCGAATTTAAAAAAATGCTTGGCGACCTTAAACCCGACCCAAAGGAAGAAGCCTAAGATCGCCAAGAACGGCAATGATGAGAGGAGGAACAAGAAGCTCAACCGCGCCTCTTACCAGTTGCCGGATCGGCCGCTTCAGACTTGGAAAGGACAACAAGTCCGCCTTTATTATAGGCTTGGCCGATGATATAATTGCTGCTTA